TCATTCGACGGAACTACTAAACCTCAATCATTAACCATGACCAAAAGCACCAAAAATGGACGCACCGTGGAATACATGCGTGGCACCGGACCAGGCGGACAAAATCGCAACAAGATTGAAAGCGCTTGCCGAATCACTGACACAGCCACCGGAATCTCCGCCTATGCTGATTGTCGAACAAGAGAGGCCAGCTATCGATCCGCTCTCGCCGAGCTGGAGAAACGCATTCGAGATGCCAAGGCCGCCGCGCTCGCTCGCGATCGTAAGGCTAGGCGTGACGTAGTGATCCACGACCATACTGTAGTTCGCACGTACAATTTCTCGCGAGGGCTCGTCAAGGATCACCGGACGGGCAAAGAGGCAACGGTCAAAGAGATTATCGGCAAGGCGAAACTGGAGTTGTTGCGATGAGGATACGACAAGCAAGGAAGATAATGAACCGGGAAATAGCAAATAGTGCTGAGGATCCGTTTTCAGATCGCTTGGTATACAGCATCACGACTCTTCGGACAGCCTATCGGACTTGGAGGAGCAGAGAGAATTGCAAAGCTAATCGACTAACTCGCGAAGCATGGATCCGACAGCTCAAGCGGCTATCCCAACAGTGCTGGAAAGTGTCCACCGAATTCAAGCTGCCCGACTCGCTCAAGATGCAAGAACACACGATGAGCACGATGATGCTATTAGGCATGACGTTCGTTGACCCAGTTGCGACGATTGCGGGTAGACAGATTCGTATTAGCGAAACTCAATGATTGCGAGTCTTAGCAAGACTCGCACCCCTGCGAAATAGCTTGGTTTTCTCGCCTCGTGGTCCCGTTCGTGGTCCCGATGGATTCAAGGGGGAACTGTCTCCCAGTATGCCAATCCTACCTCCGCTTAAGCTTTCGCATCTCGGCTAGACTCATTTTAGCCGATGGCTGCTTAGCCGCTTCTTGGACGGCTTCCACGCGATCTTCGACCGATCTAGGCTCTACGGCCGAGGTCGGCTTGGACCGCTCGGACATGCTGATTTTGCGACGACGCACAACGCGATCTGATTCCCCAGGGACCTTAACACCAAGGATCGATGCACCGACCGCAGATAGAATGGTCGCATCAAGAAAGTGGTTGTCTCTCCCAGGTCGCTGCCCCCACTCAAATAGCTCTCTACCGTGCCCCTGGGTCTTGGTTGGATATTCTGCCGAGAGGTTGTCCGCAATCATCCGGTGACGCAACGGAGCGGCTCGATACAGCCACCAGGCACCAGGCTCGCCGGCATCGGTAGTCCACCGATCGGCCATTGCCGTCTTCCATGTGTTGGTGTCGACCAAGCAGTATCGCGGAGCCCTGGTTCCTCGGGTCGGAGGCATCCGCCAACCAAAACCTATTCGCTCCCCTGCTTTCTTTTTTTCCTGACTCCAGGGTCTTTGGCGAGCGGTTACCCCCTTACCATGGCTTGGCATCACGTGTTGATGCTGTTGGCTGAATCGGTAAACGACTTCGGATTGATAGCCAGCATCGACCACCATAAGCTCGGGCCGCAGCTGCGTTCCGTCGTCGCGCGTGTACGTGACAGCTAGTCGCTCTTCTCGCCATCGGTTAAGACCAGCTAAGAGAGACTCGGTCGAGGATCGGATACCCGTAGCTCGAATGATTGTACGGTCGATGTCGTCGAGCGTGATGTAATCGACTCCCGGATCCGGCCAGATTCCGTAGTCGACCACAATCCCGGAGAAGTCTGCTCCGAGGCCAGATACGACCCACCAGAGCGAAGATCCTTGGACGTCGCATCCGATGGTGACGTGTTCGACCCAGTCAGGGATTTCGCCTCGTCGGTGGGTCGGAAGTATTCGCAAGCAAAACTCGTCGGACGTTAGGCAGCGTAGGCCATCAACAGCAACGATCGATTTCTTGGGCTCATTCTGATACTCAGCATCAAAGGTGTCGGGATTGTCAAAACGGAGATTCATCGCATGCTGGATAGCAGAAATCTCGTGAGGGTACTTTCGATGTTCCCAGCCTGCACGACTACCGGCATCCATTGCCGCTCGATTGAGCTTGTAGAACTTTGTTGCCTTTGGATGCTCATCGTTTCCTTCGGCAATCTCTTCGGCTCGCTGGTCAAAGTACTTATGCCACAGCTCTGTATCGGTCGGCCATTCGTAGACAAGCTTGCATCGATCACCGTGCCACTTGGGCATGAGCTTGGTATTTAGCATCCGGTCTGCTACGTCACCCTCTCGGATGACCGTTACCGCTCCAAATCCAGCAATCCGTTTACCAGGACCAGCTAGACCAAGGATCGCACCGCCGATCACCTTTTCCCGCTTGGCACACTCGGCATCCGAAAGAGCGGATGTATCGGTTTGCGGGTCGTTGACCAAGACGAAGTCGGGTCGCTGGGTCTTGCCGTCAGCGGTCACCTTTTGCATTCCCCGAACCCGGCCCATGATGCCAGTCACGCGGATGACTGCACCGCTCGCCGGCGATCCCTCGACGGTCGGAAAAACAAGCTCCTTACGCTTCCATCCGATCAGCGTTCGCTTGCCTTGGGTGGTCTGCGCGTTCCCTCGTTGGGTGATTCCCTCAAGGCAGCGAATTGGGTAGGCGATTTCCGGGAAGTCCTCCAACAATAGCGGATTGGTTTCCCACTCGATCTTGACCACGTCAAGCGATTCCTCGGCTGCTCCTTCGTCTGCTTCAACGAGTACTCCAAATCGCCGGTGGGCGTAGCATAGAACCCACTGCATTGCTCGCAGCAAAATAGTTGTCTTGCCACTACCACGAGGCATGGCGATGCATTTCAATCCACCCTCTAGGGCTCGCTGCTCGATGTCCTTTAAGATTCGCTCGTGATCGGGCGAGAACGGTAGCGGGAACGACTCCTTGAAATAGGTCAGCAAGTACCGTTTGAGATCCGTCCGACAGGCTTCGCGACGCTTCGGATTGCCTACCTTGGGTATCGGCCCAATGTCTCTGGCCTCGGTCGACTCTTCCTTGGCTCGGGAAGCTTGCCGTTTGCGGTGCTTGTCGTACTGATCCTTGGGTTCTTCATCATCGAAGTCATCCGGAGCAGCTTCGGGTGGTGGTTTCTTAGCCATGTTTGGATGGTCGCTCTCGCGCAACTCCGCGTTGTGGTGCGCAGTCGCAAATGGGGTAGTACCAGGTGATTCGCTCCCGAGTCGACGCGGCCTTGTACCTTGTGCCACAACATGGACAAGCTGGAGCAGTCTTTCGAGGTTGACGGCGATACCTGCCCATTGGGCCAGAGTTATGCGGCATCAAATGTTTTAGTTCGGCGAAAACGACCATAGCGAATTATCCTCCTGCGCTAAAGCGATTGGCGATCCATCCAACAAATCGGCACCGTGTTGCGGTGGTGTCTTGCTTGCTACTCCCATGGATACAAGACGCTCGGAAAGCGTTTCGTGTTCGGTCAGCCACAGGTGACCAGGCTGCTTGCTTTGTGGCTTGAGATGGCGAAACCATTCCCGGTCATGCTTGGGGGTGGGTATAAAGACGCGAGTCCACTGAGGGCATTGTTCGAGCAGCGAGACCGTGGCTTGATACGCTTTGACTCCAGCGGGATTCGGCACGTCTTTGTCGTAGACTTCGACGGGCGAGATTGAAGGACGGACGTACCACTCCGGTGGGGCTGTATCATTGCCCACTCTTCGATGCTGTGATTTGGTCGTCATCGGTGGCGTGAAGCAATCGATCAATACCAAGTCGATCTCGCTGTCATCCGGAAGCATGATTCGAACCATGTTGGGACTCAGAGCGAGCATTAACCTTGCTCGAGTCATCAAGCCTAACATTCTTGGGCATCGCATTGCGTCAATCCTTCGGTAGAGATAATGGTGGATTGCCGGCTGCGTCCAGCTGCTCGGCGAGGGTTTTTAGTAGCTCAAGCTTTTTGTCACGGCCCGATGCATGTACAAATGCAGCAGTGGAAAGCATTTCTTCGAAGCGTGGGTTCCACACCTGCAAGTTCATTCCTTCGGGTAGCTCGTGTGTTTCGCATTCGAACTCGCGGAAATTCATCCCGACGACGATCTGCTCGGCAACGTGACTAGTCGGGATTGGAAGCTTGGGAGGTTTCCACACGTCCGCATATTCGCGACGACAATAAACAACGCCCGAATTCAACGAGGTTTCCGTAGGAGGGCTCATGTAGGTACCAAGGCACTTCGCCACTGCTTGCCAAGATGGCTTCAACCATTTAGCCGATGGCAGATACCCATATTCGTTGTGCATGCCAAGGCTGCTCCACTGAGGAAGCCAGTACTCATCAGTCAAGGCAGATTCAGTCACAAGGATGTCGGCATCGAGATAAAGCGTTTGATCGTACTGCTTGGCGAATTCATGAACGCGAAACTTTTCGAGCCCCCACCATCCCTGAGTGGTGTCCTTGAGAGCGACAAAATCAGCCCCCCAAATGCGTGCGT